TTTATTATATAATAACTATTTACAAGACTATCCTTGCGATATTACTTGTTTTCATGAACCAGATTTTTGTAAAAATGAAAAAAATAATTTAAAAAATAAATATCATTTTTTAAATATAAATTTTCACGAAATAGAGTTCAAAGTTCCCGATTATTCAGAAGAAATAGCGTCACAAATTTTAGAATATTTTCCACATCCAGAAGAAATTTGGCAGCAAAGAGGTCATAAAGGGTTTACCATGGGGTATAGACATATGTGTAGATTTTTTGCTGGACAATTTATGAATTTACAATGCCTATCTGAATATAAATATATATGGAGGCTGGACACTGATTCTTTTATTTTAAATAAAATTAACTATAATGTTTTTGAAAGAATGAAATCTTCTAATTCTATATATGGGTATATCAATATCCAACACGATCATATTGGGGCGATTAAGAATTTATGGGAAACGTGCAAAAATTATTTCTCTGAAGAAAATTTAATTTTTAAACTAGAAAATAAAGAAAAACATTTTAGAAGAGTATATTATTCAAATTTTGAAATATTTGATATGGAATGGTTTAAAGCGAAACCTTATCAAGATTTTTATAATTATTTAGATTCTACTGGAGGGATATACATTAATAGATGGGGAGATCATGTAATTAGATATTTAGGATTAAATGCTTTAGAAAATAAAGAAAAATTTTTATTTTTTAATGATATAATCTATGAACATGGAGCTATATACCATAACAATGAAATAATAAACACTTATTAATAAGTAAATAAATTAATAATTATTTTTATTGTATTAAAGATTAATATATTATATTATACACAAGAATGAAAAAATTATATGAACATAGCGAAAATAAATTTTCTCAATTTGGAGAAGATGGAATTATAAAGGAAATTTTGAATATTTTAAATATTAAAAATGGAGTCACATTAGAAATAGGAGCTTGGGATGGATTCTATCTTAGCAATACAGCTAATTTATGGTCAAATAATAAACAATTTAAAGGAATTTTAATTGAAGGCTCAAATGTATTCGATATTCAATCACTCAAAAACAAATATGACAATATTCATTGTTTAAAAGAATTTGCATCTTTAGGTAATTCTCTAGAATCGATGATTGATAATTGTGAATTTAATGTAACAAATGATAATTTTGTTCTTGCATCAATTGATATCGATGGTGATGATTTGAATGTTGCAAAAAGCATGGGAAATTACAAACCTATTATTTTAATAATTGAGCCAAATGGATATATTATGAAAGATAATAATTTAAACCCAGAAGGTAATTGTGTTGAATTTTTAATAGAATCTATATGCCCATTAGGTTATGAATTTATCGGTATGTCTGGATTTTTAAATAAAGAATCTGGAAATCTTCTCTTCATAAGAGAAGATTTTAAAGATAAATTTCCAATAGTCCAATTGCATTGGTTAAAAAGGGGAATATTAACGACAAATGGAATAGAATTTACTAATTAATATAATAGATTATATGAGTTTAAATAATATTAAAGAAAAGTATTTTGGGAAAAAAATAGATCACATGGACATCTTAAACATCGAAGACGCGGCAAAAAAATCAGTGGGTAAAAAATCTATTATTGTTACAGGAGTAACTGGGCAAGACGGTAGCCACATGGTCGATTATCTTTTAGCTAATACGGACTATGAAATTTTTGGATGCGTTCGTAGACTAAGTGTTTATAATCATAAAAATATTTCGCACATCGATAATGAAAGATTTCATTTGATTAATTTCGATCTTATTGATAGCCATTCTATTGCAAGAATTATTGAAAAAATCAAACCAGATTATTTTATCAATTTAGCTGCTCAAAGTTTCGTTGGCAGCAGTTGGGATTTTGGACATCAAACTTGGGAAACAAATGCAACTTCTGCTCTTCATATTCTTGAAGCAATAAGACTTTATCATCCAACTTGTAGATTCTATCAAGCAGGTTCTTCTGAAGAGTTCGGTGACGTATCATATGTGCCACAAGATGAACTCCATCCACTACGTCCAAGAAGCCCATACGGAGCGTCTAAGGCGGCATCAAGACAGCTTGTTAAGGTTTGGAGAGAGTCGTATAATCTTTACGCTGTTCAAGGTTGGCTTTTTAATCACGAAGGAACTCGTAGAGGCGAAGAATTTGTTACTCGTAAAATAACAAAAGCCGTCTCCCGTATTAAAAAAGCTCTCGATAACAATCAGCAATTTGATCCGCTCCAATTGGGAAATATTGACGCTCAAAGAGATTGGAGCGATGCCGAAGATTTCGTCGGAGGAATCTGGCTGATGCTTAATCAACAAGAACCAAAAGAATATGTGCTATCTTCAAATGAAACACACACAATCCGCGAATTCGTTGAGCTTGCATTTGAAGCGGCTGGAATTCAAGGCTATTGGGCGGGGTCGGGGTTAAATGAAACGTTCTCGCAAAAAGAAACGGAAATAGTATTGATGGTGATTAATGAAAAATTTTATCGTCTCGCCGAAGTTGAACTTCTTCTTGGCGATTCAACCAAAGCTCGTCAAGAACTTGGATGGACTCCTAAAACTTCTTTTCAAAATTTAGTTGACAAAATGGTTTCTGCGGACATACTATCTCTTGATGGCGAAGAGTAAGATCAACAAAAAACACATACTCGCACGACTCACGCTTGTCCCCGCAAAGGATAAGCGTTTGTTTTACGTGCGAGAAATGAAGTTTTTGAACGACTTGTGCGAACGATATTCGCTTGAGTTCATGGACATTGTTTCTTTTGACAAGAAGTTTGATTCGCTAGCCTATATAGTTTGCGACAAGCTGGAAGAGACAATGGACAAAAAGTTTAGAGCATTCAATTTTAAGGTTGACTTATCTAAGTATAGCGATTACGATATAGGAGAAAAGGTGGGCGAAGACTCTACGGCGCAGAAGAAAATTAAATCATTAAAAGACTTTTTAGATGGCAAGAATTAAACAAGAAAAAAATAAAGAAGTATTGAGCTCCAGCTCCGTTCTAGGTTCATTCCTAAAACAAAACTCTGAAGATCACTACAACTTTGAAGAGGAAATCGACTATAAAGTTTCCAGCGGTTCTTTACAATTAGATTTGCGGTTAGGCGGAGGACTATGCCCAGGTTTACACAGATTTTGCGGAATGAATGAGGGAGGTAAAACGAGCGCGGCGCTTTCATTCATGAAAAACTTTTTAAGCTCAGTTCCAAATTCAAAAGGCTTTTACATTAAAGCGGAAGGTCGTCTCGGCAAAGAAATGAGAGAGCGATCTGGCATTAATTTTGTTTTTAATGCAGAAGATTGGAAAGTCGGCACTTGTTTTGTATTTGAAAGCAACATCTATGAAACTGTTGTCGCCGCAATGCGCGAGCTGGTTACTAAAAACGAAGAAGATTGTCGCTATTATTTCCTGCTTGATTCTGTCGATGGTCTAATCACTAAGGGAGATCTTGACAAGGGTTTTGAGGACTCTAACAAGGTGGCTGGCGGAGCAGTTATCGCAGCCAATTTCATGAAGCGCCTTTCGATTGCCCTCGCTAAGAGAGGACACATGGCGGTATTTATCAGTCAGGTTCGCGCAGACATCAAGCTCGATCCTTACTCAAAAGCCCCAGTGCGACAAACAACCGCTACGGGCGGAAACGCTCTGTTACATTTTGCGAATTTCATTCTTGAATTTGAGCCTCGATACAAGGGAGACTTAATTCTTAAAAATCCTTCGGACAAAACAATTGACGCTGTAAATAATCCCATCATTGGGCATTTTGCCAAGGTAACTGTCAAAAAATCACCAAATGAAAAGACAAACCTAACGATATCCTATCCAATTAAATATGGTAGGATCAACGGTAATTCGATTTGGATTGAGAAGGAAATTGTCGATCTGCTGCTTCTATGGGAATTTATTGTCAAGGGCGGCTCGTGGTATACTGCCACGGAAGAATTTGAAGAGCTTCTCGCCGAAAACTCTCTTCTTCCTATGGGAAAAGTGCAAGGACTAGATTCTATATTCAGTAAAATCGAACAAGACCAAGCCTTGAGTCAGTTTTTGATAAGCTACTTCAAGAAAGCAATTTGCGATGAAGTTTAAAACTATTAACGGTTCTGTGGCTGAGCTTAAAAATGCCAAAAGATACTTGATTAAGTGGAGAGGCAAGAGTCGTAGTAAATTTCAGCTGTCAGTGAAGCAGTTTCTTTTTCCATATTGGAAAAACGATATTGTCTTTGAGGAATTTAAGCTTGTCGGAACTCGTCTGTCTTTTGATTTTTACAACGCAAATAAAAGAGTTGCCGTAGAAGTTCAGGGTGGACAGCATACAAAATATGTCAAATTCTTTCATGGCAACCGTTTCCAATATCTCCAGCAATTAAAAAGAGATGAAAAGAAATTAAAATTCTGCGAGGCGAATGAAATCATTCTCGTCGAAATTTATCCCAAGGACGAAATTAATGAAGAGCTTTTTTTATCGTTCGGAACGATTTTGTGATTGACAGTTTCACAAAAAAGATTATCCTAAGCTGAGTATGATCTACAACTTAGAACTGGAAAAACAACTTTTGGCAGCTCTCATTAAAGAGCCCGAAAGCTATTGTGAGATTTCGAACTTTATTAGCCATAAGGATTTCTATAGTGAAGACTCTGATCTTCACGGTTCTATTTTCACAGTAATCAAGCAAGCGATTGACACTGGAGACCAAATTGATGAGATTATTGTCGCGCAAAGAGTGTCTTCGCTTGGATTGTCTTTTGAGGACAGATTGAATCCTGCTGATTATATCCGTTCGCTTGCCATGCGCAAAGTTCCGAATGGTAATTTAATCAAGACAGCCAAAGAACTGAAGAAGTTCACCATTCGCAGAGAGCTGTATGAATCTGCTCAAGATATTGCGCGGAAAATGAAGTCTATCGCTCCAGAGTCAAGCTACAGTCAAATCATTGGAGCGGCAGACGACTCGTATAATTCACGCATCAATCTTTATGAGATTGGTAACGATACGCCCGAAAACATCTATGATGAGATGGAGGCATTGATTGAGGAGCGCGGTAACAATCCTATTACCGAATTTGGTATGATGGGTCCTCATGAAAAGATCAATGAGATATACGGCTCTCTGCTTAGACCAGGAAATATTACAGTTATCGTGGCGAGAAGTGGTGTGGGAAAGACCCAATGGTGCATGGATTATAGCACCAAAGTCTCTATGAAATACGGAGTTCCCGTATTGCATTTTGATAACGGTGAAATGAGCAAAGAAGAGCTTATTATGCGTCAATGCGCGGCTATCTCAGGAGTCCCCATGCACTTGCTTGAAACTGGCAACTGGAGAAAAGCTGGCGCTGATGTGGTAACTAAGGTGCGCTCCACTTGGGCGAAGGTCAAAGATCTCAAATTCTACTACTACAACGTCGGCGGTATGGACGTTGACGCAATGATTAAAGTCCTCAAGCGATTCTATTATGCAAAAGTTGGTCGCGGCAATCAAATGGTTTTCTCATTCGACTATATCAAAACGACTTCCGAAGCTAGTGGCGGTAAGAATGAGTGGCAAGTCGTCGGTGAAATGGTGGACAAATTCAAGAAGTGTATTCAAAAAGAAATTCTGCATGAAGGCGACCCAATCATCCCGATGATCACCTCAGTACAATCTAACAGAAGCGGTATCACCAATAACCGTCAATCACAAAACATTGTTGACGATGAAAGTATTGTGTCACTGTCTGACCGAATCACACAATTCTGTTCTCACATGTTTATTCTTCGTAATAAAACTGCTGATGATTTC